GCAAGATCTATTTTAAATAATCTTTACAAAAACGAAAAGGGTCCTTTGGGTGTAAGGATACAGGCGGCTTTAGACGATATGTTGACGAGTTCTGGTCAACTAGCAACAAAATCAAAAGCAGGTGCAGCAGCCACGGTTGCCACTGAAGGTGCAGGCGCATTTGGTTCGTCTATAGGCGCGTTGATAGCAGAGTCTGGGGAATCTGGAACTGGCGGAAGATTGCTTTCTGAATTTCTCTTCGGAAACATTGGCGCTTTAACCGTTTTTAAAGCCCTGCCTAAAGCTATGACATCTTATCAAGCCGCTGGCGGAGTTGAGGGCATGTCTACGTCTCTTGGAAACAAGCGTGTAGATAAAATGATTGAGAAATTAAATAAACTTTACGACACAAGCGCGACTCCAGAAGCATACGAGGCAATGTTGGATAGCTTAACAAGTCCTGCGTTTAGAGCAGAGTTAAAAGAAGCTTTTCCAGACGTTGATTTTAGTGTTGCACAAACATCTGGAGATCCTTTTCTTATGGCTTTAGAGGCCGCTCGTTCCTCAAAAAGTGACAAGTTTTCTGCTAAAAGAAAACTATCTACAGATAAGGCTTTTGAAGCTACAAACCTCTTTATTCAGGCGCTTACTTCGGAAGGGTCTGAAAGAGCTTTGAACGCTGCGGCAGAATTAAGGAAGTCTTTATTTGATGAGGTGCTTCAGAATAACATAAGAGTTCCTTTAAACAATCTTTTACGAGCAGCGGAACGTTTAAGAAAACAACCCGGCACTCCTGATGATTTTGCTAAAGAATTTAATTTGCAAACTGAACTTGACGATTTTAAACTTTTGGGCTCCGTGGACAACAAACCCCTTTCTGAAACTGAACTTTCTGAAAAAATGTTTGGAGTTTTAGAAAACCAAGTGTTTAGAGTAATGAAAAATCAGGAAGAAGCTTTATACAAAGCGGCTGGTGCAAGAAACCACGTTATTTTTGAGCCCCAAACGGGCAGCGCTCCGGAGTTTTTAGATGTTTGGGACTCTGTGTCTTTTAAAAACGCGGGCAGTCAAAAACAATTTGAATTGGCTGCTCCAGAAATTGCAAGCTTTATTAGAGACACTAAAAGAAAATTAGGCTTAAAAACAGACGTTGAAGACGGGGCAGACGAAATTTTAAGCATTGCAGATTTACAGGCTGAAGTAGACCAAACTACAAACATTCTGTCTAAATATGTTCCGGGAAATAAACCAGACGCAGGCCTTGGATTCGGTCCAATTCCTGAATTTGAAGATTACAGCTTTGTACTTTCACGAGCAAAACAACGTTTTAAAGAGGAGGGTCTTTCGTTACAAGAAATAGCAGACGCTTTTGAAGATGGCGCTTCTGATGCGTTTGGGATTCAAATGCGGGCTGGGGCTTATACGGAAAGGCAACAAGAAGCCCTTCGTGCATACGGAAACGCCATGCAGGCGGAAGCACGACTTGCAAGGGCTAAAGTTGCGGCGAGCCCCTTCCTTAGTGAAGTAGACGATGGCAACCTCGCTCCCGTAACTGCGGCAGAAATAGACGAAATAAGAAGCCGTGCATTGGCTTTAGCAAGAAGTTTTAGTAGCGGATTAACTCCTGAAAAATCAGACTACGGCAGAAGGCTTGGGATATTTGCCAACTCTTTAAGACAGTCTTTAATAGCCGCGGAAAACGGTGCGCCTCCTGCATTTTTAAACGCTGTTGCGTTTACTAAAGCAAAACATGATGTTGTTAGCCGAATGGTTAACGGTAAAGTCGATGCAACAACAGCAAGTGGCGCAAATTTTGTAGATCCTGAAGTAACTCTTCAAGTTTACATGAAGGGAAACCCCAGCGTAACTTTGTTAAGAACCCGTCAACTTCAAGCTTTAGCTCAATTTGTTGACACTGAAGTAGGAGTTCCAGACGGCACTGATCCTGTTTTTACAACAATAAACAATTTAACAGAAAGTTATTTGCGTAAAACAGATATTGAAAAAACTATTAAAACTGTTTTTAATTCTACAACAAATAAAAATGAAACATTTGTAGATGATGCAGCGTTGCAGAAATGGAAAGACACTAATCCAGAACTTTTAGAATTGTTTCCTCAATTAAAAATAGATATGGTTGATGCCATAACATTTCAAAGATCCCTTGAATTTAAACGGGCTCGTGCAAAAAGATTAACCAAAAAAGGTGAAGTTCAAACGATGCTTGGCGGTTTGTTAAACGGTCGCTCTCCTACGGAAGCAATTGGAACCGCGTTTGACGCACAATACCCCACAGAAGCTTTTAAACGTCTGTTTACTCTTAGAACAAAAGCGGCAGACCTTATTAGGGGTCAACAAGGTTTGTCCTCTAAGGTAAAAGAATCTACTTTAACTCTTGGTAACAGGGCGCAACGGATCATAAAGGCAGGCTTGCCTTTAGAAGATATTAATGAGGGTTTTAGAACGGCTTTGATGCAACAGGCTCTCATGAGAGCGGGAAAAGAGGCTGGAAAAGCTTCGTTTGATCCAAAAACTTTTTATACATTTTTATTTAAACCAATGAAAGATTCAAAAGTTTCCGTTGCTGATCTTGCTTTAAAAAACGGAGTATTTGATGAGGGTCAGTTTAAACGTTTAAAGTTTATGTCTACTCAACTGGTTAGAATGCAAGCGGCGGACGCCGCGGGAAGACTTAACGACCCTAATTTTGTAGATGAAGCAGGAGCTATGGTAGATTTTTACCTTGGAATAATCGGTTCTGCTGGGGGTTCCGCGGCTTATACCTCGGTTAGGGGTCTTTTGCCGGGTTCAGGTGGCAGTAACCCCGGTCAGTTACGGGCATCAAGTTCTGGTGTTAGACTTATGCAGCAAGTATTTCAAAATATTCCTGCCATGCAAGGTTTAGACACTTTAGATGAAATGTTGTTTGACCCTGTACTTGTAAGTAAAATGTTTAGAAATCCTACTTCTGTTGAAGACGCCAATCGTCAAAGAACAACTGTTGCAGAATACCTTGCTGACATATTCTTTAAAAAAGCAGGCGTTGAAATGCTTCCATATGTTGCCAGAGAAACATTTGAAGACACAGACAACACAAGTGACGCGCCGTATCTTGGTTTTCCGGGAATCCCAGAAAACGCAGAGAAAAATCGCAAGCAATACATTGATCGCATTCAAAGAAATCTTCCCCCTAACGACCAACAAGGATCCGTTGCTCCGGTCCAGAGACCTTCGCCTGTTGGACCTCCCACCACTCAGGCGTCGGCCGTACCTCTCTCTTCTGCCCCGGTAAATAGGGAGAGGTACGCAGCCCTATTCCCAAACGATTCAATCTCTAATATGATTCAACAAACACCCGCGCAACAACCCGTACAGTTTGCGGCCCGCGGTGGCATTGCAAGTTTAATGAGGTAAACAGCTATGATAAATAACATGTCTCAAGGTCTAGGTTCGTTTAACAACATGATGCCTCAAAACAACATGATGCAACAGAACCCTTACGGTCAACAGATGAACCCTCAGATGATGGGCCAACAGATGACCTCACCGGAGATGTTTAGCGAGCAGTTAATGGCTCCTAACCAAATGGCCCCGATGCAAGACCCGATGCAGGGCTTACAGCCTATGTCTCAGCCAGAGGGCTTTGGCGTTTACGGTCAGTCGTTAGAGGGCTACGCTGACGGCGGAGAGGCCGTGCCCCGCGAAACGGAGATCATGGGCCAGCCGCACATGTTGGCTTATATCAATCCAGAAGAAGAGATGATGCTACGCCAGATGGGCGGTTCAGGTATGGCTGGTCCGGGCGGAGTGCCTTCGTATCCACCGGACACACAAAAGGGTGCGGGTGCAAATGTTACTGGGAGTAGTAATAGCGGTAACAGTAACAGGGGTGAAGACAGAAGAGAGCGCGAACAGCAAGCAGCACGTAACTTGGCAAATTTACAAGCACAGGCCGCGGCAGCGGAAAAGATGATGGCAGATCAGGCAGCAGAACAGGCTAATGCTGCGGCGAGAAGGGAAGCCAACATAGCTCCAGCCGCCGAAACTAAAAAAACTGGAATTATGAGTGTTGTTAACGATGTTAAAGATGGGTTTAAGAATTTAATTTCTGATGTAAAAATGACTTATGCTGGTGGCTTGGGTAGTTTTTCAGATTTAAACGATGAAACAAATTACAACACACAATACACCAATCTCACAAACCAAGGATACGAAGGCGATGAAGTTACAAGGTATTTAGATACTACTAAAGCCACTCAAGCAAAAATTCGAAATGACATGCTTGATGGAACAATAACTGACGAAGAACGCAGAGCAATGCGTGATGAGCGGTTAGCCGATGAAGCACGGCTTGCTTCCACCGCTGTTGGAACAGGCATTGACACTATTCCAATCTCAACCAGTTTGCCTTCTGGATCGGGAACCGTAGGAACTACATATGATACTACTGGGGGATTTACTCCAAGTTCAGACTTTAACCCTGAAACGGGCGAGTTTTACAGCGACTCTAATACCTACGGCGCTATGGCGGATGGAAGTCAGCTAATAAAATCACTGACTCCAAACGGGGCGGTGTATAGAATACTGGATCCTTCTGGTTCTTCGATAACGAAAACCTTTGACAACTATCAAGAAGCATATGCTTATGCGACGGGAACTCCCTACACGCCGCCTGCGTCAGTAATGCCACCGCCTTCAGTAACTCCCCCACCTGTAGTTACGCCTGATCCAATCGTTGCGCCCATTCAACCCGTTCCAGAGCCAATAAACACACAAGTTCCAGCCGCGACAGTGGATCCAATGACCCCAGTAAGCGGAGGCTTTCTTCTGCCCGGTCAACAGAACTTCGGCCCTACGCCATCAGCGGCACTGAACTTCAACCCGAACACATACATGCAGACACCTCAGAACGCGAGCGTAGCTTTGCCTGAGATGTTCCAACAGTCGAAGCCCTACACTTTTGAGGAGCTTTTAAGTCAGTACAAGCCAGCATACGAGCCTATATTGTAAATGGAACAACTAAAGCGTCTGCAATCTATAGAACGTGAAATGCTCTCGGAAGGGAAGTCCTCCTCCGAGATAGACGCCTTTAAAGCTACGCTTAGAAGACAACAAAACGCAGGCACAACACCTCAGATGGGTGGAGTTGCGTCTTTAAGCGAAACAGCCCGTAACATGAACCGCGGCCCGCGGGGCATTGCCGTTTACATGGACAGAGGCGGTGATCCCTCTGTTGTAAGACTTGGCGGACGTAGAACAAAGAACGCTCCTAGACCTGTAAACGCGCCCACAAGAGATGGCAATCAGTCTATGGCCTTGACTAATGAGGACATTGAAACTCTTGTTGATTTTACTCCTTTTTTTGGAGACATAAAAGGCGGCGCTGACGGCGCTGAATTTATTAAAGAAGAATTAAAAAGAGATAATCCAAACTTTCTTCTTATGGGTATTGTAGGCGGCGCGGCGGTTGTAGGTGTTGTACCTATTTTAGGGGATGTTGCACAAAAGCTTATTATGCGCGGAGCGCGGAACTTTAAAAAGGACCGTGTTACTGAAGAAACATTAAGCATGTTGTCTGAAGAAGACGCTATAATTGTTCAAGATTTAACAAATAAAACCCCTGAAACAGACTTGACCGAAAGCGAAATACTAGCGGATAGTATTGCTTCAGATCTTCGTGCAAATAAAATAAGTCGTGTAACTGACGAAAGATTAGAAGACTTAGATTTTAAAGGTGAAATACGTTTAAGGCAGCATTACATAGACGGAAATGTAGGCGTGGACGCTGACGGAGTTCCTATAACTTTAGAAAATAGACAGCAAAGAATGATTGACCAAGGTTACGATCCGTCTTTAGTTCGTTATCATGGCGGAAATGCAGATATTAAAGCACTTAGTGCTGATATGGGCGAGTTTAGACGCACCGAAACAGGATTTTTTTCTAGCGACAACCCCGACGTTGCAGACTCATACGTTAGTAGACTTAGTGGTTTAAGCGGAAGAAGCGGTGGACAAATATATCCTGTTGTTGGTAAAAATGCTAAAGGTTTAACTGTTGATTTAGAAGGTGGTAACTATAACGAAATATCCAGAACCACGCCTGTTATAGACTTAGATACAAACACCTCTGGACAAACAGCTTATGATTTTTTTCCAGAAGTGTTTGACAATAATCTACACCCTGATGACAGAATGGTTAGAGACACAAACGAGTTAGCAAGAGCAGCGCGATCATCGGGGTATAGTCATGTAAACTTTTTAAACACGATAGACCGTGGACCAAACTACAAAAGATACTTTCCGGGGGAAAGTAGTCGGCAACAAGATATTCGAGAAAGATCGGCTAGTAGTCCCTCTAATGTGCGAGTTGAATTTGACGGCAGTAATGTAAGAGTTCCTACAGCAGTATTTGACCCAAGACTTACTAAACTAAAAAACATCGGAATGGCAGATGGCGGCGCAGTTATGCAAGGTGTTGGTTCCTTGAACGAAACAGCGCGGAACATGTCTCGCGGACCGCGGGGCATTGCTGGGTATCAACAGTTCGCGGACGGTGGCGAACTAAACGTTAATTTAAGGGCTCTTGATCTGCCCGTTGATGGACGTATGTCATATACTCAAACAGATGACGGAGGAAGGTTTGACAGTGAAATCAGAAAAACGTTTGAGGGAGGTCTTGGCTCATTAACTCCTTCTTTTGATTATTCTACTCAAAACAGTTCTCGAAACAGAGGTGACTTAGTTATAGACGAAGACGGCGAACAAATAGGCTTTGCTTTAGAGGGCGAATTGTTCTTAAAACCTCAAAGCGAAGACAAGGTTCGCGGCGCTTTTGCAATAGAAAAATCTCGCAATAACACCAACTTTACTTTCCCAGAGGGAGAGTTTGTAGAGACGAGGGAAGGTCTTTTAAAACGTTTTAATCTTGGCATGGATTTAGGTAACTTTGGAATAGACTTAAATAGAACAGAAGCTTCTGGTAGAGAACCTGTAAATAGGGGGTCTGCTACAATACGAATTGGTGAGAACGGAATTGTTAGATACAGCGACTCAGACCGAGGTGAGCCAAACATAGAGTTTAATTATTCAAAACAGTTCGCGGACGGCGGACCTGTTTACATGACAAAAGGTGGTGAGGGTAAAGAAGAGGGCGCTAGACAACAAATTTTAAACACTATTTACGGGGTTGAATCCAACAACAACTACAACGCTTGGAATACTAGCGCTAAAAACCCTCCTCAAAAGGATCTTACTTCTTTAACCGTAAAAGAAATTATGGATTATCAGGGCAATAATAACGGTCCTGCGGCAGGTGCGGGTCAAATAAAGTTTGATACGTTATCCTACCTTATAAATGCAGGCACTTTGTCTGAGGACGATTTGTTTACAGCCGCCACACAGGATGTTGCCAATAACAAGCTGTTAGACCGTCGTGGCTTTAATAGTTGGTTAAGCGGCGATTTAAGTGATTTAGATTTTGGAGATAACATCGCTAGTGAGTGGGCTTCTATTCCTCTTCTTTCTTCCATGACAACACCAAATGGAGTAGAAAAAGAAAGAGGTGACTCTCGTTATGGAGGAAGCAACAAGGCTTTATTAGGGGCTGATGTGTGGGAAAATGTTTTATACACGGCAAAAGGACAGAGTAAAACTCCCCAGATTATAGACGACATTGTTTTAGCGGAAGCTTACACTCCCGAAAAGTTAGTGTCGGAAGTTATGGCGGGTAGTCCTACCTACATGACAGATGAAAGCAGTCCTTTATCAATGGCTGAAAAGTACCCTCAGTCTGGTCCTCTTGATAGGGTTGAGAGATACCCTCTTGATAGGGTTGAGAGATACCCTCTTGATAGGGTTGAGAGATATCCTCTTGATAGGGTTGAGAGATATCCTGAAAAAAGCGGTATAGAACAGTTTTTTCCAGAAAAGCAAATGGAATTAAAAAAACAAGAGAGCTTGTACGAAAAATACTCTCCCAAAATAGTGCAGGACGCGTTGTTGGGTCTTGGGTATTTTAACAGTGTTGGTGGACCTAACGCAGCCAACCGCTAACGTCCTCTTTTAACACCTGACCCGCCAGATCAATCTTTCCGCGTAGCGCATTCAAGACCTTTTCATCTATCGTGTTGGGCGACACCAGATCCACATAGGTCACAGCATTGGTTTGACCAATCCGGTGAGCGCGGTCCTCGGACTGTAGTCGTATCTCCAGATCATAGGAGTTGCTGTAGTAGATGACAGTATTAGCGGCGGTCAGGGTAATCCCGTAGCCGCCCGTCTTGGGTTGTCCCACAAAGAAACGTAGCGGATCTTTAACGTCTTGAAACCGATTAACGATCTCTTGCCGTTCGTCCTGTGGCGTTGCTCCGTAATAAAGTGCGACCGAATCGGGCCCGAAACGGTCGCGCAGGGTCTGGCAAATCTGTTGGATATCGTGAGTATACGAAGCCCAAATGATTGCCTTCCCTGATATTTCGTCTGTAATGTTTGTCAGTTCATTCAGACGGTTGTTCTTTAGCGGCTGTATCTTTCCAACGTCGGGCTGGAAGAAGCCGCAACAAATCTGTTGCAGTCGCATGATCTGTGTCAACACACTTTCAGTCGTTGCAAGATCTCCGTTCTCAAGTTGGGCCAGCGCCAGCTTTTTCATCTGGGTGTAAACCTTGGCCTGTTCGTCCGTCAGTTCTACGTTGCGCCGAATGTATATCTTTTCTGGAAGGTCCAAGCACTCTTCCTTCAACACGCGGGTGGAGAAGTTAAACAGACGCTCGTTCAACTCATCTAGTCTGCGGTATCCGGTTATTTCTTGGAAACTACGCGCCCCCATAACACGTTTCTGCACTATAGCGTAACGGTTCTGAAAAGCAAAGAAACTGTTATAGCCCAGCGCGGCGGGATCTAAGAAGTTGCACTGACTGAACAAATCCATTGGGCTCTTGGTAACAGGAGAGCCCGTCAGTATGCGGCGGTACTTACTGTACTTCGTCAATACCATCAGGTTCTTCGTGCGCTGGGCCTTGCGGTTCTTGATCGTCGTGCTTTCGTCTACGATCATCATATTGTTAGGGTTCTGCACTAGAAAACGGCCCGCGACCCTCGCGCCTCTGGGTGAAGAGAACGCCTCTACGTTTATTACAAAGATCTTTAGCCCGTCATAGTCTTCCATAACCAAGTCTTCTACTTCAGCAGAAAACTTCTTGCTTAAAGAAGGCGTCCAACTTACTATTCTTCGTTCAATGCGCTCTGGTAAGTGCATTGGTATCTCCCCCAACGCCCAGTTGTCATACACCCCTTTAGGTGCAACAATCAGTGCAGCGTTGATTTCGCCCTTTTCAAAAAGAATACCTATGTTGTCGATGGCAACTTTACTCTTTCCAGTGCCCATCTCCATAAAATACGCATGGAAGCTCGCGGCCCACGAATCGTCTAGTGCTTTAAGCTGATGGTCGAAGGGTTCAGTTTTATACTTATACAAAGTTTTATCCTTTTGAAGCTTGACTATACGATCTTATGAGAATATAAGCGTGTTTGTCAAGGCCGTAAAAGGGTCTTTAACAACGAAAGTGAAAAAACATGAATGATATACTGTCTATAATGGAAGACGACTTTGAAAAAACTGTCGCATCTTCCCTTGAAAAGGGCAACCTTGGTGGAATCTCCACACTAGCCCGAAAAATACGATCAGCGCAACAGGAAGTCGAGAAGATTGAGAATGATCTTAAATCTCGCAAGAAAGACCTGCTAAAGCTAACTGACGAAGAACTGCCTTCTGCTATGCAGGAGCTAGGGCTATCGTCCTTTAAACTAGACGACGGTTCTACAGTAGACGTTAAGCCTACATACGGAGCAAGTATTCTAGTTGCCAACAGGCAAACAGCATACACTTGGTTGCGCGATCATGGCTACGACGACATTATAAAGAACATTGTGTCGTGTGAGTTTGGCCGTGGAGAAGACGACAAGGCCAGCGCCTTTAAAGCGTTTGCTTCTAAAGAAGGGTTTCCGGCGGATCAAAACGAAAGCATCCATTCGGGCACACTAAAAGCTTTTGTACGGGAACGTGTCGAAGCTGGGGAGGAGTTTCCAATGGAACTCTTTGGGGCCTTTGTAGGTCAACGCGCTATCATTAAAGGAGCAAAATAATGGCGAATGCAGTAACAAAACCTAAAAAATCAGAAGTGGGCGCGTTTGATGCGGCTATGTTTGAACAAGACGCGGGTCAGGGCAATCAGAACATCAGTAGCGATGATCTAGCACTGCCGTTTCTTAAACTTCTAAGTGGCTTGGATTCGGTTCTGGACACACACGCAACTGCTCGCAAAGGAGACATTTATAATACCGTCTCAGGCGAAGCTATAAGCGGCAAGGACGGCATATCCGTAATTCCTTGTGCCTATCAGCGCGTGTTCATTCAGTGGCTTCCACGGGGCTCTGGATCAGGCGCACCGATCAAAATCTACACGCCGAATGATGTACGCCCGAAAACCGAGCGCAACAGCGACGACAACAAAGAATATGTTGTTGGCGGTGATGGAGACTACATCGAAGAAACACACCAGCACTATGTTCTGGTTGTGAAAGAAGACGGCTCGACTGAAACTGCTTTGATTGCAATGAAGTCCACGCAGTTGAAGAAAAGCCGTAAGTGGAACAGCATGATCCAATCTGTGACCATGCAGGGTAAGAACGGTCCGTTCACGCCCCCACGTTTCTCACATGTCTATAAGATCAAATCTATAGCAGAAGAGAACTCAAAGGGATCTTGGCACGGGTGGGAAATGTCCCGCGAAAGTGTGGTTCAAGAAGCCTCTATCTACGCGCAGGCAAAGTCCTTCTCAGAAAGTGTTTTGAGTGGCGATGTGGTTGTAAAGCATGAAAACGAAAAAGCTGAAGGTTCTTCAGACGACATTCCGTTTTAAGTTTTACTAGGGGGCTGCCTCGGCAGTCCCCACCGCAAGGACATAACCATGACAGTTAAAAAGTTCTCGTCCATCTTTGATGGATTAAAAGAAGCTTATGGCACATATCGGGTGGAAAAAACTCAGTCTAACGGTAAAAACACCGGAAAGGCAGGCATCGTTCGTGAAACGCGGACCGCGGAACTGTGGGAAGGCCATCTCTCCGGTAAGGGCAACTCTATCGGCATCATACCGATTAACGCAGATAACATGTGCAAGTGGGGCTGTGTAGATATTGACCAGTATCCGCTGGATCACAAACTGCTTTTAGAAAAGATTAGAAAATTAAAACTTCCGCTTGTTGTATGCCGATCAAAGTCTGGTGGGGCGCACTGCTTCCTCTTCTGTAAGGATTGGGTAGATGCAAAGGACATGCAGAAGTCTTTGAAGAGTATTGCCGCCGCGCTGGGCTACGGCGAAAGCGAAGTGTTTCCAAAGCAGATAAAGCTGCACCTAGATCGGGGTGATGTAGGAAACTTTCTAAACCTGCCCTACTACAACGCGAAAGACGGACTGCGCTACGGCATACTAGATGACGGCACTTCAGCCACACTCAAAGAGTTTTACAAGCTGTACGAAACACATGTTCAAACCCCAGAGCAAATACAAAAGCTCCAAGTAACCGAATCCTCCGACACGACGCCCATGCGCGACGGACCGCCGTGCTTGCAGTACCTTATCAAAGAGAAAATATCTGAGGGCGGGCGCAACAACGGACTGTTTAATATCGGCGTGTACCTACGCAAAGCTTTCCCAGATAGCTGGGAGACAGAGATCCTGACATACAACATGCAGTATTTTGAGCCGCCCCTGCCTCTGAGCGAAGTCACGGTGGTAGCAAAGCAACTTGAGCGCAAGGACTACGCCTACCGCTGTAGCGACGCGCCGATCAACGCACACTGTAACAAAGAACTGTGCCAGACCCGTAAGTTTGGTATCGGGTCAGCCGTGCAGAATGCGTCAGTGGCAAATCTGCGTAAGTACAACTCAACACCGCCCGTCTGGTTTATGGATGTAAACGGCGAGCCTCTGGAACTAGATACGGAAGCCCTCATGAGCCAGCCCATGTTTCAGAAAGCTTGTATGGAGCAACTTAACTTCATGCCACGCAGTGCCGCAAAGGCGCAGTGGGAAGGCCGGATCAGTTCCCTGCTTACCGAAATGCGCGAGAACGAAAGCGCAATCATGGAAGTTGCAGTCGATGCCAGTGTCAGCGGTCAGTTCTATGACTACCTAGAAGAGTTCTGTCGCTTCCTACAGCAGGCGCAAGACAAAGAAGAGATCTTGCTCCGCCGCCCTTGGACCGACGAAGACGCAATGGTAACATACTTCCGCCTCAAAGACTTTGAAAACTTTCTAAAGAAGAACAAGTTCTTTGAGTATAAGTCACACCGCATTGCCCAGCGCCTGCGGGACATAAACGGAGACAGCACAGTTCTCAAGATCAAGGGCCGCGCAGTGCGCGTCTGGCAGATACCATCCTTCGAAGCAGGGGACATAGATATTACTACACCAGACTTTAGTCCAAAACAGGAGAGCCCGTTTTGACAAAACCACCACCCAGCGAAAGAAACTCTGAGATCGTTAGATTGATCGATGAGCAACTCATGACAAAAACTGCCGTCGCTAAACTATATAAAATAAGCAAGCAGCGCGTCTGGCAAATATACAGGAAGGACAGAGACAGTGTTCAGAATCTTCGGCCCGCCCGGAACTGGGAAGACGACACGACTTCTTAATATGGTCGATGACGCTCTTCAAAAGGGCGTCGCTCCAAGAAACATTGCTTTCCTAGCCTTTACTCGTAAAGCCGCTAACGAAGCAAAAGAACGTGCCGCGAAACGCTTTGGGTTGGATCCCAAGGAAGACCTGTTCTACTTTAGGACACTGCATAGTCTTGCCTTAACCTGTTCTGACATACGCCCAGAGCAAGTGATGCAAGAAGAGAACTACCGCGAGCTTTCTAGCCAGATGGGCGTACAGCTTCAGATGACCCGCACCAGCCTTTATGAAGATGATATCCCCAGTATGGTCAAAGCAACTGATCCGATCTTGGGTCTGATTAATCTCGCCCGCATGCGAAAGATCCCGCTCAGAGATCAGTACAACAGCGTCGGCATAGATGTTGAGTGGAACACCGTCACCTATGTGGACAAGTGCCTTCGTATGTACAAAGAGAATATGGAGTTGTTCGACTTCACCGATATGCTGGAGAGTTTTCCCAAAGAAGGTCAATCAAACTGTCCTAACTTTGACCTCTGCTTTGTAGATGAAGCACAAGACCTCTCTCCCATACAGTGGGACATTGCCCACATTATAGATGAGAAGTCCGATAGAATGTACTGCGCCGGAGATGATGACCAAGCCATCTACCGCTGGGCAGGCGCAGATGTGGAGCATTTTATTAATCTGGAAGGCGGGTCAGAAACTCTCTACCAATCCTACCGTGTTCCATTCGAAATACACCAACTGGCAGAGCGCGTCGTGTCCCGCATTAAAAAGCGCTTCCTCAAAGAATACAAACCAAAGGTCGATGCCTACGGATCAATCCGCCGGATCTTCAGTATCGAAGAGATAGACATGTCCGAGGGATCGTGGCTCATCATGGCCCAAGCCGGATACCAGCTAAACCCCGTATCCGGAGAACTGAGATCCTCTGGATACCTGTTTAATAACCGTGGCCACCGCTCCATCTCCGAAAACATAAGTGACGCCGTAAACGGATGGGAACAGTTGCGTAAAGGAAAAGAAGTAAACGGCGCAGTAGCCCGTAAGATCTACAGCTTCATGTCAACTAAAGACCGCGTGGCGCGGGGCTTTAAAAAACTAGCCTCAGTAGAAGATACAGACCTCCTAGATCTAAAGGCACTGACCGCGGACCACGGGCTTCTAGCTACAGAAGATATGGTATGGCACATTGCTATGGACAGAATGCCAGAAAGCGAAAGAGCCTACATCATTGCAATGCTACGGCGCGGAGAGAGATTTAATGGCGAGCCGCGTATAACCGTGTCAACGATACACGGGGCAAAGGGCGGAGAGGCGGACAACGTTGTGTTGTTCACGGACCTTTCGCCAGCGTCAGAAGAACAGATGACAATCAACCCAGACGATATGCACCGCGTTTTTTACGTTGGTGTAACCCGTGCGAAAGAGAACCTTTTTATTGTTGAACCAGAAGATTTTACAAGGAGTTATGACCTATGATTTTATGGAACTACAAATGCGATTGCGGGTACAAGTGGACCTGTTGGTGGAACAAATACTCTCAGGACGCTTGTGAGAAATGCAATAAGTGGATTTATCCAGAGGAGAAAATACAATGAACTGTTGGCACTGTAAGACAGAACTTATTTGGGGAGGAGATCACGACATAGATGATGACGAAGAACATTCTATGGTAACAAATCTCTCATGTCCTGAATGCGAGAGCTATGTATTAGTTTATTATCCAAGGGAGAAAGAAGATGAAACGTGATGAAATTTTAGATAAGTCAAAAGAACTTATCAACGGACAACGCGCCACGGACTACGGCGATGCCTTTGAAAACCACAGTCGTATAGCAAATGGCTGGAATATTATAATGAACGGGGCTTTAGTCAGTCACGGCTACCTGACAGAACAACATGTTATTTTGATGATGGATTGGGTCAAGACGGCCCGACTTCTGCAAACCATAAACCATGATGATAGTTGGGTGGATAAAATTGGTTATAGCGCTCTTGGGGGAGAGTTTTCTGAAAAAAACGAAGAACTAGATAATCTCGGCATAGATATTGACATGCTGAGAGAAGTCGAAGCAACAAAAAGAAAGATGAATAAATGAAGCTTAAAATAGCTAGTCCCTCTCTGAAGTCAGAGTGGGTTCCCCCCGCGGAACTCCCTGACCTCACTGGCGCGAAGACAATTGCCATAGACGTAGAAACAAGAGACCCCAACATAAAAAAGAACGGGCCCGGATGGGCAGTTGGGGACGGCGAAGTAGTGGGCTATGCCGTCGCTACCGCCGATTGGGCTGGCTACATCCCCATAAGACACCTTGGGGGTGGAAACTTGGACGAGAAGATAGTCAACAGATGGCTCAAGAAAGTCTTTGATTGTCCCGCTGATAAAGTAATGCACAACGCACAGTATGACGTGGGCTGGATCAAGCGCATGGGCTTTGAGATAAACGGCCGGATCATCGACACGATGGTCGTCGCGTCCCTGCTAGATGAGAACAAATTTTCCTACGCTTTAAACTCTCTTGCCTTTGAGTATCTGGGGCTCGCAAAGAACGAAAGCCTGCTTCGGCAAGCGGCCAGCGAGTTCGGCTTTGATCCCAAGGCCGACATGTGGAAAATGCCCGCTATGTATGTTGGGCCCTACGCCCAGACCGACGCAGAAGTAACCCTGCAACTCTGGGACTACCTGAAAGTAGAGATCGGCAAGCAGAACCTTTGGAATATCGTCAACCTAGAGCTAGACCTACTGCCCTGCTTGGTTAACATGACATGGCGCGGGGTCCGCGTAGATATGGACAAAACCGAAAGAACACGCGACGCGATCCTAAAACGAGAGAAATTAGTTCTCAAAGAGATAAAATCCCTAGTTGGCCGAGATGTAGAGATCTGGGCGGCAAATTCCATTGCAAAAGCCTTTGATGACCTCTCCATACCCTATCCAAAGACAACAAAGGGTGCGCCGTCGTTCAAAAAGCAGTTTTTGACAGAACACACAGAGAAATTACCAAAACTTATCGTCCAAGCGCGTAGTTTAAACAAAACCAGCGGAACTTTCATAAATAACATCCTAAAATTCTGTCACGGCGATGGCAGAGTGCATTCGCACATCAATCAGATACGCGGAGACGATGGCGGCACAGTTTCTGGCCGATTTTCCATGAATAATCCCAACCTACAGCAAATTCCGGCCCGCGATCCCGAAATTGGCCCCCTGATCCGCTCTTTGTTCCTTCCAGAAGAAGGAGAACAGTGGGCGTCAATAGATTACTCGCAACAAGAACCGCGGATCTTGGTTCACTACGCTCATGTCTACGGAAAAAGCCGTGACGTGCCATTAAGAGGTGTTGAAGAGTTTGTGACCAGCTACCGCGAGGATCCAGACATGGATTTTCACACAATGGTTGCCGAAATGGCAGATATCCCTCGAAAACAAGCCAAAACCATCAACTTGGGCATGATGTATGGTATGGGAGTGGCAAAACTGGCAGACCA